CATATTAGCTATTATTGTTATTCTTCTTTTTATATAGTTTCTCTAGAAAAACACGGGCATCAGATACTCTAGATAGGTATCCCATATCTTTAGTAACCACAGATTCATTTGAATCTCTATCTTTATCAGTCATATAACGATTATAGATACGAATTACTTCTTTATCAAACACTTCAGACATCGTAATTACTTTATCCATATCAAGTATTAATATTGTATCAGTAGCTGCTTGAACCCAAGGAATAACTTTGATTGCTCCCATTCCACCATTTCGAATCATTACATTTTCAAACATCACTGGGCTGTCTAATAATAAAAGAGTGCGGTCATCTTCTTCACAAGAAGTTACAGTTGAAATAATCTCTTCGCCAGAAACTAATTTAATCACTGCCAAAAAATCTTCTTTTTCTTCTTTCTTTTTCTTTCTCATTTTTCCCCCAGATCAATTTGGACTATTTCGTAATTAAATTTTTCCTCGTTGTAAATTTTAATTCTTTCGATAAGATGATTAAGTGTGTAATTTCTTCTTGACAAGTGCGTAATATCGTCCGCAATGTCATAAAGGACTGCCTGAGTCTTGCTGTCTCCTTTTCTTAAAACCCGTCCAATCGACTGAAGATTTCGTATTCTTGACTTAGAGGGAGAAGCAAAAATGACATTGTGAAGATTTTTAATGTTAATTCCTGTGGAGAAAGTTCCATAAGATGCGACTATGATTGCGTTTCTTTCGGTTTCAGTGATTTCTCTGATCCGTTCTCTTTCTTCGGCATCAACACCACCGTGTACATAAAATACCTTGCGGTCATTCTGTATGGAATTATTTATGAGTTCGTAAAGTGGTTGACCGTGTGTCTCAACTCGACTGAATAGAACAAGAGTGTTACCTTTCAAGTCAATCACTAGGTTTTTGATAAAATTATTTCTTTTCTGGTGTGTGATTATGTGTTGTAGTTCTTCTTCATATACTTCAAACTTTCTTGGTTTATGTTTCAGAATTAGTATGTGTATCTGAAGTTTTGATAGATGTCCTTTATCAATGAGTTCTCTTGTCTGTGTAACTTTGTAAGAAGGCCCAAACAATCCTTCTAAGACCCACTTATGAGTCTGTGTTCCATCTAAAGTTCCAGTAAATCCAAATCTATACTTAGCAGCATCCATCTTTGTCATAATACTTATGAGTGACTTAGACTTAAAAAGATGTGCCTCGTCACCAATTACAACTTCAAAGTCTTTAAAGAATGGTCTTTTTAATTTATAGATTGATTGCCAAGTTGTTATTGTAACAGGATTCTCATTTGTCTTTTCTTTACCTGCATAGATTCGATGACAATAATTTTCTGCATCCCATCCATAGTCCTGAAAATCTTTGAACATCTGTTCAACTAAAGATGTGGTCGGGACAACTAAGAGTATTTTTTTATTTTTTTCTGCATAATATCTCACAACAGCATAGATCATCAGAGACTTACCTGATGCTGTAGGTGATATTAATAACTTACGATTATATCTCAGTGCATCATAAACTGCATCTATCTGGTAATTTCTTGGTTTATGTTTTGAGATACGAGTCATATAATCTTTGACTCCCTCTCGACTTATAATTTCATTTTCTTCAAAGGGTGCACCATAAAACTGATTATTTTCAAATTCTAAACTATATTCTGACTTTCTTGCCCACGAAACAATTTTATCAACAAGACCACCATATATCTCACCAGTAGCTGGTGAATATAAACGTATCTTACCATCCCAATACTTGCTACGATATTGTGGCATAAATTTTGCACCAGGCACATCAAATGTAAAAAGATCTGATAACTCCTGATTGATATGTGGTTCTGCTTTGACAGTCACATATACTTCATTCTTCTTTTTGATGATAATGTCAGTCACTGTAACCTCGAATAAACTTTTGCCACTCAATGGCATTTTTTATTTGATAAGTTCGATTAGTAATACTCTTAAGAATACTATCCAAATAATTTAACATTACTTGAAAGTAATCCATTTTGCTTTGAATTTTAATCAAGTCGTCATCCGAACCCAGATACATATCCATATCTTGTCTTATGACTTTATGATCAAAAGGTTTATCTATGTATATCTCTGGGTCTGCTTTTCCAGTATAATATAACCATTTTTCTTTTTTTGCTTGTTTTAATTTAATCTCTTCTACTTTTTTAAGAAGAGTCAAATTATTATAAATTTTATAATATTTTGCATGTAAGGATGGAATTTTCGTAGACTCTACGTGCAATTCATCTTGGTCTATTTTTGAATCTTCATCCCATAATGCTTGAATTTCATCAAGATTCATAAATCAAATCATAGTTTCTATACTTTATATAGAACAGTTATAAAGTTGTGTCAAAACTAGATATCCAATCTTCTGATGTGTTTTCTACAGTAATAAAAGTAATGCCTCTAGCATTTAATTTTGATACTAATAAATCATAAGATGCTTGAACTGTACCCGTAGTCATACTACCAGAGTTATCAATAAACAAAGCAACTTTGGAGTTATTTGGTATTTGATCTAAATTACATATGGTGTACCAATCAGATGTATTTGCTGCGTTCCCATTATCACGATTAACTCTTATAGGGCCAAATGTCTTACCTGTTTTGTTTAATCCAACAACAGAGGAATCTACTATTGTAATTGTAGGAGATAGGGCAAGACTTACACCACTAGTGCTTTTTGCATTTATCCTAAATTGCTCATTACCTTCAGTTTTACCATCTCTAACAATTTTTAGTGTTAAAGATCCAGCATTATTGTTGATAGTAACGTTATAATAGCGATATCCAAGACTATTACCGTCATCACCATACTGATAACCAGTAGCACCTTGTTCGTATACGTCTCTTGCTTTGAATAGTGAACCACTTCCGACTGCTTCTATATAAGCACGTAACACAGTTCCATCAGCAACACCAGTAGTAGAAAAAGTAAAGGTAACTGAATCAGTTGCACCACCAGAAGTAAATTCCTGCACGGTTGTAACATCTGAAGTTACTGATACTGTGAATGGTGCGTCATTGACAGTTACTGTAGAGGAAGTTGCTAATACGGGAGCTGATCCACTTGAGGAACTATATAAGTTGAGATACAAAGTTTCTCCATTATCTGCTTCAAAATCTTGTATAGGAGTCAGTCTAACTACACCAGTTCCAATACCTGTATTATTTGTACCTATGAGAACATATCCATCACGAATTGTGCCACTTGCAAAATCTCCACTAGTATCGCCTGTGCCTTGTAAACGATAATATAAATTTGTATTATTAGGAACACCTGTTGTAGTAATATCAAAATGTATTGGATTACCCTCTGTTACTGATGTAGCAGAACCAACAGATATAGTATTACCCATACCAACACCATGAACAGTGCAGTAATATCGTAATGCACTAGTTGCAATTCCTGAAGAAATTGCAATGGTTGTAGCTGCTCCTGCTTGACCTGGTGTGCCACCAGTTGTAACTCCCACTGAATAAGAATTACCACTACCATCTTTAAATCGTAAAGGGTGATTTAAATTTGTTGCATTACTCTGATCAAATGTGTATGTCTTGCCTTTTTCAAATGTTAAAGCTGGTGCTTGCACACCATCTACAAAATAATAATTTGATCCACTAACATTTTGTACAGTAATATTACGAGTTACTGTTTCAGCAGCACTAACAGATATTGCGAATGTTCCAGTGGATGTATCATTAATAGTAACTGTAGGACTTTCAAGAAAAACAATACTATTATCACTTGGATCAACCAATTGCATTTTAAAGGTTTCTGTCCCTTCATTGGTACTATAATCGTTTCTTAATGTAAGAGTTTTAGTAACAGTTCCAGCTGAATACCAATACCAATAGGTTGGTGCACCACTGGTAAAATCTCCACCACCACTGAAATCTACACCAGAAGATCCAACCCACTTAACAGCAAAATATTGAGAACCAGATCCAGTAAATCCAGTCGTATTAATAGTAAAACTTACACTTGATCCTTCATCAACACTTACAGCAGCTGCAGGAGCAGTTATCTCAGCAGTCACACCATTACCAAAATCATAGATGGTAGTTGGCCCAGCTTGCCCTAGAGTGCCACCAATACCTCTAAGAGTTAATCGTGCATTTCCAATGTCAACAAAATCACCTAGATTTTTATTTCTAATCTTACCATCATTATCAAAATCAAGTGTTACTGTTGAAGATCCATTTTTTACTCTAATCTGATCATTTGGTGCAGCAGGGAAGTAATAGTATTCACCTTCTATAAGATTACCTGTTAAATCTATAATCTCATCAAATGTGTCCCATGCAACTATGTTAACAGGTTTATTTGCATCTGAGGTTACTCCAGTTTGTGAAGATGTAAGAAACTTACTAACTAGACCCATATAATCTTTAATGACTGGATCTGGCCCAAACATCTTTCGATACTCCCTCAACCATTCTTTGAAGGCGTGTTTATTACTAGCGGTTATTAAACTCATGGCACTGCTGTAAATTTGTTTCCATTTGCATCACCTGTATTCAACAAATAATTATACATTGCCGAATTTCCTGCCTTCATATTGCTTGCAGAAATTCTAATCTCAAATTTTGTTGTATCATATCCATCTAAATTTGTTGCTCCAATTGATTCTCCTTTCTGTGATTTAATTAATCTACCACCAGCTTCTAATGTAGCAATGGGTATTACAGTAATAATAAAGAAAGCATTACCTGGAGACATATCCAATAAAACTCCAACAGAATTAGCAGTCTGTGTTCCAAATGTACTATCAACCCAATTTACGAATGGGTCTGCTGACTGAACAGAACCACCTCTACCAAATCCATAATTTTCTGTAAAAACAAATTCATTAGTATTTGAATCTACATATGGAACTGTAGTTGTATCACCTCTATTTAATAATGTTAAATGCCATCCCCAATCATTTTCACTAGTTCCTGTTTTATCTGGTGTAGTGAGTGGAATATAATCTTTAAAATCTGTAGATCCTAATGGTGCTCCTGTAGTGGGGTTATTAAGCATATGGCCTGCCCATCTTTGTTGAACATGATTTGGTGGTCTCCATCTATATGGATTTGAAGCAGTACCATCTGGTAAATTAAATTGGTTACTTCCATATTTTCTTAAATTAGGAAGCCACCATGCATCAATCATTAATCTAGCAGCCATAGGTGCTGCTGCCATTAATTCTAAAAATGTTGCTATTGCGTCATTTCTAGCAGATGCTTGACTTGCTGCTGTTGCATAAGACCAATCAGCAATTTTACTTAAAAAGTCTTTAACATTTGCTAAATGAGCAGCAAGAGCACTTGCAAAATTGTTAGCTCTATTAGCATCAGAAAAATAATCTCCAGCGTTAGTTTGTTGAGAAGTATTTAAAGCATTCCATATGATACCTGCTTCCGTAGCAGCTTCTCCATCACCAGCAAGACACCATCCAGCACCTGCAAAAGATCCATTCTCAAGAAATGAAACGTCTGGAATCCATCCACCTTGATCAGTAGCAGTTGGAATTGCTAATGATGAGAGAATATCAGATTTTATTCCACAATTACCAGAAATTCCAGTATATAATTGAAGGGGATTAGTTTGGCCGCCATAAAGATTATGACCTGCACGAATATGTCTTATACAATCACCTTGTAATGGGCCATTACTTACGTCATGCATATCTAATATAGGGTAAGTAGTAGTTCCAGCAGCAATAGCTACTTGAACCCATATTAATGCTGCATTATCATCATTTAAATTATAAACTCGAACCCAATATTTTTTACTAACTTTTGTATCCCACCACACTTTATTAGTATCAGCAAGAACATTATTAACTTTATCATTTACACCTCTTGGATAATCATACCAACATTGTTGTACAAATCCTACTTCTCCAATAGCTGCTGAAAGACTGATCTTAAGTCTTCCAGCAACTCCATCTAATCTTCTGCAATAAGGCCCAAGATAATTATTACCATTTATTAAATTCTGTTGGAAACTTCTATATGGTGCTGGATATGCACAACCACCACCATACAACCAATTACTTGAAACGGTTCCTATATCACCATTACATGGTGCCCAGGCTTGACCAAATGTTTGTGCTCCCCCTACTGGGATTGATGAATTGTATTCTGCCATTTAATCTGATGGTTCGGTGTCTGCAGTGGTTGAATCTGGATCAGTTTGCTCCAAGTAACTAGGTGGTATACGAAGCTGATTTATCATATTGCCACCACTGGATGGTTGTAATAGATAAAAATGTCTATCAGGCCAATTTGCTCTAAACTGTGTCCATTTAGATTCCATAGACGCAATAGTATTGTTATCATTTTCGTCAATAATAGCAATACAAACTCTGTTAACAGATGTTTGAGGTCTTAGGAATGTAACTGTATGCTGTGCTGTTACAGTAGTACCATTTAGTCCTACTCCTGTTATAGTATAAGTTATTGAACTAGTGAGAGAATCAACATTAGTTGCTTTAGCTGCTTCAACACTACCAGTTCTAGGAATAGTGCCAGATCCAGGTGGAAAAGCTCCTATACCTTGATCGATGGTTACAGTGGAGACATTAGATGATGTGTACTGCAAATTAAAGTTTTGAGAAGGATCATGATTACCAGATACTGTACTGGTTAAAGTAACTGTTGGATTTAATAAAGAAGATCCTGAAGACGAAACAGATATAGGTGCAGTAATGGGATCAATAACTTCTATATTGTATATAGAATACTTAAAAGTGACCGTGGCCGTGACGTAATTGATATCTCCTGCAGTTGCATCAAACTCAATAGTTGAAAGTGAAATAGGAAATACATCCTTAAAATGAACCTTAGATATCTCATTAAAAGAACTGTTGTATATAATTAAAGTTGCGTCTGAATATTCATTTAATGCACTTTTTGCACCCACTTCTGGTGTATATTCATCACCTCGTTTTAAGTCAATAAACTGTTGAACGCTTTCTGGAAAACCAAGACCTTTCAACCAATTATGAACTTGCATATAATTCTCTAGATTCTCATCTACGAAAAATGTCAGATTAAAATCATCGTAGGTTAATTTATCGCCAGCAACAGGAATATTTTTTAAGTAAGTAGGTTGCTCTGCAAATCCAAGATTGATACCTGGTATGTTTGCTGAGTTTGAAAAGAAATCTGCTTTTGGTGCTTTTGTAATTACAAATTTAAAACCAACTGGAGATAGATAGTTTCTATTATCCAGTTGATTATTCCACGGTTCGTTTCTCATTTTTTCTTCTTAACGCAGTTTGGATATCTCTTTCCGAACATTGTTTTCATACCTTTTTTCTCATAACCTGGCCAACACTTCTCCTGAAACTGTTGAAATGTTACTTGCTCATACTTATTTCTACCAGATGGTGATGGTTGTGTACTATCAAAATGAGGATTATTTTTAGCAGCATCAGATTGTTTATTTCTCTTTTTAGTTAGCATCTTTGCTTTTCTATCAAGATAGTCCTTCATTGCACCACCTGGTTTTCCAGATCCTTTATATAAACCATATGATGATCCCTCATCTACTTTGTATGCAGGAACTTTTGCACCTTTTACACCACGACGTGCTTTGTGCTCTTCTCTACGTTTCTCTATAGTTTTTCCTCTCTTACCTTCTGGGTCAAACATACCAGGTTCACCGTGACCTGGCCCCATTCTTCTATAGTTTCTGATAGATGCTTTACCATAATCGGAACGACCTTTATCTACCTTTGCCTCTGGTATCACTTCTTCTTTTGCCATTTTATCACTTGCATCTAATACACCTTTGTGTCTCTTCTGCATCTTCTTATAGTCACCTTTCATAGCACTGGTTCCTATTTCTGTTGCTGCTTTCTTAACATAACTACCTAAAGTTTTTTTACTAACTTCATTTACAACTTCAACCTCTTCTGCTTTGTATCCTTTATGATGCATTCTTGTTCCCATTTCATTCCTATAAGTTTCATTTTCCATTCTTCCACCTCTCTTACCTGCTCTTCTCTCAGCATTTCTCTGTGCTGCTCTCTTTGCTGCTGCCTTTCTATTTCTATCGTATGAAGACATTGCTTCATCAACATTTATCTCTGCTTCTTCTGATTTATTACCCCAGTTTGCAGCACCGACTTTACGACACTTAACTAATGCACCTGATGCATATGCAGATGGCCATACAGAGTATCTTGACTTGACTTTATGATAACAGGCATCTTTTGTACCACTGCCTTTACCTTTCTTGTCTTTAACTTCAGTAAGTTCGATTTCTTCTTTCATTTTCTTTTTAGGTTTGTCAGTTGAAACATAAGTTGGTTTTGCAGCACCAGTTTTTTGTTGTTGACCAGGATCTGCTTTTTTCTTACGACGTGCAGCAGATAATCTTTCTGCCTTTGTCATACTTGCTCTCTTAGAAGATGAAACACATTTTGGTGTTCCTTCACCAGGTTCGTCACTTGCACAAGTTC